GGCGGTAGATTTAAAATGACAGACATATTAACAGGTCTGTATGATAAAGATGGATTAACAGGTAAAGGTAAACTTCTTGGATCAATAGCCGCGACTCTCGGCCCAGGGCTCGCAACATACTTAGCTCTAGTAGGTGACACACCAGAAGATCCTGCAGCAGCAAAAGAATATAGAAGTGCAGTCGATGATTATTACTCTGCAAAAGCAAGAGGCGAGAACCCTAACCCTGCTGACTATGGATTATCTCCAACTCCAGCAGAGGACATGTTAAAAGGTTTAAGATATAATACAGCTACAGGTCAGTATGAAGATGTAGCAGCCACACGAGGCGGTATGGCTATGGGCGGCGTAGCAGGAATGTTTGATGATGCTCCTCCAATTGATGCCAGATCAGAGCTAATGGACGTTTTAAATATTAGAGACATGGCTAACATGGATAGAAAAGTTGATCCAGGTTTAGCAGCGGCAGCAGGAATTGGTCCAGCGGCAGCAGGTTTTGCAGGAACAACTAATGTTGGTGAAGGCGGAGGTCCTGCTGATTTTCCTTTAGGTGATTTTCCAAATGCTGGAGAAGGTCCAATTACTTATGGACAAAATGAATATCAAAATTTAATCGTACCAGG